GCATCTCCACCTGCTCCGGTTGGAAAATTACCAATATGAGTAAGCATAGCATTTACATCATAGGAATAAACATCAAGCTCCCGGCCTCCATTTGAAACAAATAATAATTTTCTTTCAATATCACAAACGCCGCCCCTCGCACTACCCCCTTTGTCGTCATGGTCTTTCTGTGTAAGAGTTCCAGCAGCATCATACCTATAAGTATGTATACCATCTGTCAATGTAAAAAGAAAGACAAGTTTATTTGTAGTATCAACACAAACACCATAAGCATTACCACCCGGATTATCACTATCCTTCCATGTCATTAATCCGGCACCAGTGTATTTATAAGTCATTAATCCTCTTGTACTGCTCATAGCCCCAAAAAGCAACAACCAACCGGTGTCAATATCAATGCCTTTTGCAACTGGATATGGCGGAAATATACCACCCGGATTTTCACTATTTTGACTAAGGTATGTTAAATTTGCATTTACATCATAAGAATAAGATTGCACCGTTCCTTGTGGTTGTATTCCTGTTTTTATACTTGCCGCTTCAAATGCTAACATTCTCCCAGTATCAAGAGCTACTCCCAGCGATAATCCGCTTCTCCATTTATTATCAACATGGGTTAGCATACCATTAGCTGTATATTTATATGAATCAAGCCCGTGTCCTTCACTACATAATAACAATATTTTTCGTGAAGCATCTACTCCGCAATTATTACCACCCCCACCCGGATCGTGATTGTCACGCCATGTTAATTCACCATAAGACATATATTATCCTAAAATAGCTGTAGTGGTATTTCTACCACTACAACTTAAATTAAAATTAGCATCCAGGTGCGGTTGTAGTAGTCAAATCTTCAGGATACCACAGAATCCAAGGCTCTTCATCAAGACAATCAGGGTCAAAATGAGCCGTAAACTGTACAGACAATCCGGTTTCTTCATTATCAACAAATGCCATCTCAAAATTACCATCTGCCAACGCATTCTTAATACCGCAAACAACCGCTTGATCCGTTCCCGTTACCTGTCCGATTATAACGATATTATCAATATAATCTGCCAATGCTATTTCAAGTGAACGCCTAAACTCTACATGATAAGCATCTACAGGTGCTATTGTAGTTGCAAAATCGGCAGAATACTCCGAGCCAGGTAATGCCATTTCCCATAAATCCGCAGAATGTTCAATAAAATTACAAACCAGTTTTACATTCACCTTTGTAATTCTACGACCACCTTTTACCGGCCCCTTAGCCCCATCAACAACCATATCTTTAATTTCTTGCTCAATGGTAAAAGTGCTTCCACCTCTTGTTGCACCAAGCAGAGTTCCGGGAACTGCTTGACTTTCAAAATCTTTATAGACCGCCCCAGAATCTATAATAAGTCGTTTGTAAGTATCAGAACTTACACCATGCCATCTACCCATAATTTACTCCTTTTAAAATGTTATAAATTGTCAATCCATTTTTTTCTACAAGCTCTAACAGTAAATTGCTGATTATAATGTATGGCTCTTGGATCTTCCTCTTCAACCCATCCGCCCGAAAAAAACCATATTCTTATTGATGAATATCTTTCATGTGTAAATTGTTTATTGTCAAGTAAATACTCTATTCTTTCGCTTGCCTCTCTTGCTTTTACTCTTGTTGTATCAAAACTCCAAAAATCTATCATAAGAGTAAAGTCATGCAAAACCAGATCGCCTGATGTTTGATTACGATATAAATTAAAGGTAACATACGGTGTTTTTGCCGCTTCAGGTGCAAGCTCTGAAAATATAGCAGAGGCACCTGCATATAAAGTTACCCTCGCCCTTAATGTCGCGTCAGCTTTTAAAGCATCTAATATTGTTTTTTCAATCATATCTTTTGAAAATATCCCATCATTATTCTTTTAACTGCTTCCGCTTCTTCTTCAAATGTCGGCCTCAAAAATGGCCTCGCCAAAACTTGTCCTTTCTTGATTCCCTTTTTTGTATATCTCATTGCAGTTCCAAATTCTAAAAGATGTCCGTGTTGAGCCGGTGGTCCTAATCCTACAAACGCAGTCTTTCCAAGAAAATCTTTTACTACCTGGAATTTAATACCTTTTTTTAAATCTCCCTTATTAATACCCGGAGGCATTCCAGGAAACGACCGGGCCTTTTTACTTACCTTTATTCTCATTTTTTTCCGCACATGCTTTGAAGCCTCTCTTAACAACTCTCCCTCTAATTTATCTATATCAGAAGAAATTTCCTTTACATAACTTTTAAACTTAAATTTATTTTTAGCCATTATATTACTATTGTTTCAGTCATTATGGTGCTCCTGTCGTTGTTTGTGATTCTTCACCTGATAAACTTCTTTCTTTACAGGTAATTACTTTTACCCAATCCTGTTCCTGTATATTTTCAATAGTTAATATTTCAAATGTTTTTTCCTTGACATCCCAATAAATTCTATCAACTTCAGTTAAATCTATTTTACCCCTTATTTTTATTATATGCGTTGCCTCAACATTGATAGAACGATATTCAAATAATTGATCTGCTCTTATAGGATAAATAGCCGCTGCAATATTTTTTCTATCATACCACGATTCAACATAACCTCCCTCCCCATCGGAGAGTTTTGATAAATATTGCACAGTTATATAATGCCTTAATTCAGTGGCTAATGATTTTCGGCCTTCTCTATATTTCACGTTCATGGTGTATAAAACCCATCTTGATTTAATAAATCATAAAATGCTTGCGGTACTTTTTCAACTTCTCCAGCTCTATTTTCATTTCTCCAAGTACAATACAAATAAATAGCATCTTCTACATTTTCTGGTATTGGGACATTAGCCGGTGCATATGTTGTTGTAGTAGAATACATCAATTGATAACCGCAAGTATAACGTATTCTTATTGAGTCAATCGGTCTCAATATTTCAGTAGGCCAAATTACACTATACGCATGTGCAAGCCTTCCGGGTTCGTGGTTTATATCAACAATAAAATCATCTAAATCCATATTTGTCATAGTATCTTCATGATCGTAATAATGTATAAAGTCTATTGAGACAAGTGGCGGCCTTGGAATTAATAAAGGTAAATCTGGAAAATCATCAAAAGATAATTCCCATATTTGTTCATAATAAGCTCTACGTTGATAATTTTCCGCTAATATCCGAGCTGTTTTAATCCATGATCCTATAATTGAATCATCAACATCATGATCTATATGGGCATATATTTTAACCTCTGCAACCGTTACCGGCTCAACTGTTGGCGGTGTTATTAATTTTAAACTATAATTCATTGACATAATATATCCCTATTTTTACCGAAAAATCGTTTCCAGAATGCAGCACCGTATTCGTGTTGTATTACTGCGTTAAAATTTACTTTCCAAGAAAAAATATCATCAGTATTATTCGTTTTGACTAATTTTAATTTATTTCCCATCTTTTTTACAGTGCTTGCCAAAGCTGGCATTTCTCTTGGCAATCTTGTTTTGATCCAGTTTTCTTTCCAGTTTTTAAAAAATTTTCTTGCATTTTCTGTCTTTGCAAATCCAATAAAAGCTCCGTAATAAATATACACAGGCGGCCTTACATTTAATATCTTCATAGCTCTACGATAATAAGATAATGGTATTCTATTTACCCATAATCCATACACATTAAGCATTATATCATAGTTCTCTAATTTTTTAAATGCTCTCTCAATTCCTTTATGTTGTATAACACTATCAGCATCTATATAAATAGTAAAATCATAAGGCGAATAATTTATCATAGATGTTTTATATTTCCTGTTGTTCTGTGTTATATCATTTATATAAATAAAGTTAATGTTTTCAATTTTATTCCATATATTACAACGCTTTTCTTTTTTTATATTTGTCAATACAGTAAATGGTAATTCAGTAAATCTACGGCTATGCTTTATAGCATAAGCAGCCATTTTGTCAAACTTTTTCCCAAAAGCTACCATTAATAATCCTCTATTCATTCGGCATTCCAGTCGTTGTAGCTCTAACTCTTTTTGTTTTTCTATGACCATAATATTTAATCAAAATATCTTTTTCAAGTTTTATTATTTTATCCTTTGATTTTTTATTCCATCGTATTCGCAGCTTTGGGCTTACTCCAACCTTGTCAATTAATTTAATATCCTTGCCCAGTATAGCCTTTAAATCATCCTCTAAATTTTCCTGCTTACCAACAAAATCACAATCATTTATATAAAGCTCATATAAATTTGATAAATAAGATGGACATTTTTCAATAACATTTTCAATAAATTTATTAAAAGCCTTATCACCTAATCCATTTAGTTTCTTGCACGGGTGCCATTTATGCCTTCCCCAATCCCGCCATCTTTTCATAGTTGCGTATTGAAACCATGATTCATACCACGACATAGGATTTCTAATAAAACAAAAAGTTTTTATCGGATGTATATTAGGATATTTTTTTCTTATTATGGCAGGTATATCGTGTTTTTCAGGCAATATCTTTTTAATCAAATCATTTTCTTTTAATACCTTAGTTACCCAATTGCCACCAGTTTTAGGTATATGAAAAAACATCATATTATTTTTTAATAAAATAGCCATATTTAATCCTTTACTAAATACAAAGATATTTTTTTAGGATAGTCTTTTATAGTTAATTTTTTACTATTAGTCCACATACCCATAGCCCTATATAGTCGTTTATTCCGTTTGTAAAAATTTATATCAGGTTCTATTTCATACAATTTTCTTTTATAAAAATACTTACAACTTTTAGGAATATTTTTATAATAAACACAATGGGAACTCTCAACTAATATATCAGTAATTATTATTGGCAAATCAAAATTATTATATATTAACTCAAATAAGAATCTATGATCGCTGTGTCCATATTCTCCCATTGGGTTATGTGTAAATAACATATCGGGCTTTTCATTATCTATAATAAATTTTACTTTCTTCAATATTTCATCATACGTCTTACGTTGTTTTTTGTCTAACTGAAAACTAAATCTATTTTTTAAATTAGCATCACCTAAAAACTGTATATTTTCATTATGACATATTTCATTTATTATTTCTATTGCCTCATCAACCATTATATACAATAAATGATTTACAGATTTATCCTGTACTACAGGCCAGCCAAAAAGAATAAAATCCTCCCTATGTGCAAATATAGATAGTATTTTTTTATCTTTTGTGTTCATTTCTTGAACGCTGCCAATGTTAATCTGCCGTTAGGCTTTTTATCGTATTCATTATAATCTATTAAGCTCATGTTATATTTTAATGCCATTTCTTCATAAAATTTTTTATTCGTTGAATGCGTTTTATTCCACTTGCTTCCATCACCAGGTAAACAGTGTATTATCATTCCTCCTTCTTTACAAAATCTATAAATATTATCATAACAAATATTGTATTCTTTAATAAAATTAGATACTGTTATATTAGTAACTACATCAAAAAAATTATCATAATAAGTTATAGGCAATGATAAATCCATATCCATTACCCCATCTTCACCATTTATATCCATAGAAAAATGATAACATCCTAGCTTGCTCCAGAATTTTTTTCCTGTTTTTTCTTTATTAGATAAATCTTTTTTTACTATTTGATTACCTAATTCCATCATTATTAATTTATCAAATGATGGCACATTTTTTTTAATAAAATTAAACTTTACTTTGTCTAATCCCATTATTTAAAATGTCCATATCCGGTAAATAACTTTATAGGGCATTTTTTTAATTTTAATATCAACTTATTATGCCTGTCAATTGATACCCCTATACGCTGCCAATGAAATTGACAAAATAAAGTATTTATATAATCAATAGTTCCATCCTCAATCATTTTTTCAAGTATATCATATTCCGCACC